TAGTAGACGGTAAGGTTACACAGGTCATCGTGGCTGAACCAGAATTTTTTGATACATTCGTAGATTCAAGTCCTGGTACTTGGATTCAAACAAGCTATAATACGCATGGTAATCAACACCCAGAAGGCAGACCTTTAAGAGGAAACTACGCTGGAATTGGTTACACATACGATGCAACTAACGATGTATTCGTAGCCCCTAAACCTTTTAATTCTTGGGCTCTTAATGAAGATACTTGGTTATGGGAAGCACCTGTTGCAATGCCAGATGATGGTAAAGTATATAACTGGGATGAAGCATCAACTTCTTGGAAAGAAGTAGACTTAGGATAACATATGACAAATGCGGTGAATCTATCAGCACTAGGTTCTAACGGAGGAACGTCCATATCAACATGGACTACAGGAACTCGTCCAGCTTCGCCTATTACAGGGCAGATGGGGTATAACACAACAATAGGACAAATGGAATTTTATAGTGGAACAGCTTGGGTTGGAACATATGCTTCACCTACATATTCAGCTTCTTATTTAGTTGTTGCTGGTGGTGGCGGTTCTGGATATGACCGTGGAGGTGGTGGTGGAGCTGGTGGATTATTAACAAGTACTGCTACATTGTCTGTTGGGGTTTCATATTCTATTACAGTAGGTGCGGGCGGTGCTGGCGGAGTTGGTACTACAGGAAGTAACGGAAGTAACTCTGTTTTATCAGGTACAGGAATAACTACTCAAACTGCTATAGGTGGTGGGGGTGGAGGTTCAGGTGCTGTTGGAGCAGGTGCTTCTGGTGGCTCAGGTGGAGGCGGTGTTGGTTATAGTGCATGGGCAGGTGGGTCAGGAACTTCTGGACAAGGAAATGCAGGTGGAACAGGTTTAGGAAGTTCTATTATACCTGCTGCTGCAGGTGGTGGTGGTGGAGCAGGAGCTGTTGGTGCCAACGGTTCAAATTCTCCAAATTCAGGCGGTAATGGCGGTGTAGGTATTGCTTCATCTATTACAGGTTCTTCTGTTTATTATGCTGGAGGCGGTGGTGGAGGAAATAATACAGGAGGAACAGGAGGTTCTGGCGGTAATGGCGGAGGTGGCAATGCTGGAGCTACGGGGGTTGCTGGTACTGCTAATACAGGTGGAGGTGCTGGTGGACCAACAACAAATAGTGTTAATGGCTCTGCTGGTGGATCTGGCGTTGTTATATTAAGTGTTCCCACTGCAAACTATTCTGGTACAACCACAGGTTCTCCCACTATAACAACATCAGGCTCAAACACAATTATTAAATTTACAAGCTCAGGCACATACACAGCATAAGGATAAATCATGGCTCTTACAAAAGTCCAGTCACAGATGATAGGTAACGGTACAAGTAGTACCGCATTTAACCCTGGAACACCGTTATACGAAAATACTCTGACTATTACAACAAGCTACACTATAACAGCTGGTAGTTCAGCCATGTCGGTCGGGCCCCTAACTATAAATTCTGGGGTCGCAATAACTATACCCTCAACGAGCAAATGGGTTGTGCTGTAAATTAAAAGGAATAGATAATGTCATCAATTAGCATAGCGGGAGATACAAGCGGTTCAGTAATTTTGCAAGCACCTAGTGTTGCAGGGTCAACTACGCTTACACTTCCATCAACGAGTGGTAATGTATTAACATCTGCTAGTTCTTTAGCAGCGAGTCAATTGCCAGCAGGAAGTGTATTACAAGTAGTGTCATCAACAACAAGTACAAGAACTACATCAACAAGTGCCTCTTATGTTGATGCAAATTTATCTGCATCAATAACACCATCAAGTGCAACAAATAATATTTTAGTTATTGTTACATATACATTAGCTAACGATAATTCTTCATATGCATCATGGTCACAACTTTTAAGAGGATCAACTCAAATAGCACAAAGAACTTATTATACAGCTGCTTCTAATTCTTATGCATCTATAAGTGCTAGTTTATCTGTTTTGGATAGTCCAGCAACTACATCATCTACTACATATAAAATGCAAATTAGAAATGATGGTGCTGGAACTGCTACATTTAATGGGCCTACTATAATGTCTTATAGTTCTGGGGTACCGACTAATTACTCAACTATTACACTTATGGAAATAAAAGCATGATGGATAAACATTCAGCCATATACAAACTTAATCCTAACGTAGTCACTATTCGTGGTGATGTTGCATATGACAAAGACGAACAAGAAGTAGCATACGATAATGACGCTGTAGAAGCTCTTATGGCTGCAGAAGCATACAAAGAAAAAAGAGCCCAAGAATACCCAGCTATCGCAGACCAACTAGATTATATTTATCACAACGGGATAGATGCTTGGAAAGAAGACATGATTGACCCCGTAAAAAATAAGTACCCAAAAGGATAAAACATGGCATCAACAATAAATTCTACAACAAGCTCTGGCGTAGTTATAACTTCTGATAACACAGGACAGCTTCAACTACAAAGTGCGGGTACTACTTATCTTACATTAAGCGCTACTGCAGGAACTCAAATTTCTTCTTGGACAACAGCAGGTAGACCATCAAGTCCTGGAAATGGAAGTATTGGATATAACACAACTACTAATACATGGGAAGCATATAACAATGGTGGATGGATTCCATCAAATTCTAGTATAGTTACAAACTATCAATCATTTACTTCAAGTACTACATGGACTGTGCCTTCTGGAGTTAGATTTGTTAATGTACTTATAGTCGGAGGCGGAGGTGGTGGTGGTACTACAGGAGGCGGAGGTGGTGGAGGCGGAGGCGTAGTTTTTGTTCCAAATTACCCAGTTACTCCTGCAGCAAGTATTACCGTAACAGTAGGTAGCGGTGGTTCTCCAGCTTCTAATGGAGGTTATTCTCAATTTAATAATGATATGATTGCTTGGGGCGGTGGTGGAGGATCTACATTAACCGATACTTCTTTTGGAAATGTTAATGGTCCTAAATTAGGTGCAAGTGGTGGTGGAGCTGGAGCTACATCTACTGCTCTTGGAACGCCAGCACCAGGAAGTGCTCAAGGTAGTTCTGGAGGATGGGCACCAATTGCTGGACCATATCCTGCTGGCGGTGGAGGTGGGGCTGGTAGCGTTGGCGGTAATGGTGTTGGATCAACAAATGGACCTGGTGGAACTGGGGCTTTTTATAAAATGTTCGCATCTTATGGTCAAAGTGGTTGGTTTGGCGGTGGTGGTGGTGGTGGATACACAGGAAATACATTAGGCGCTGCTGGTTTAGGCGGAGGAGGTGCTGGAGCAGTTGCAGGTACAGCTAATACAGGCGGTGGAGGCGGAGGTGTTTATACAGCAGGCACCAATGGCGGTTCAGGTGTAGTTATTGTTGCATGGTATCAATAAATATGTGTAAAAGAATTAATTTTGAAGGAATAAAATAATATGTCACTTATCGTAGACGGCACCACGGGAGTAACCTTTAACGACTCATCTCTACAAGGAGCTGCAGCGTCACCTTATGTGCTAAAGAACCGTATTATAAATGGGGATATGAGGATTGACCAGAGAAATGCTGGTGCTAGTGGAACAGCAAATGCCTACACCGTAGATAGATTTTATTATTATGGCGCACAAGCATCAAAAGGAACTTGGCAACAAAATGCAGGTTCAGTAACGCCACCAGCAGGGTTTACAAACTATTTAGGATTTACATCTTCTTCCGCATATTCTGTTATTTCAACAGATACTTTTACATTTAATCAAGCAATCGAAGGGTTAAATTGTGCAGATTTAGGATGGGGTTCTGCCAATGCTAAAACAGTTACTCTATCTTTTTGGGTAAGAAGTTCTTTAACAGGAACATTTTGTGGCTCTATTCAAAATTCTGCATCAAATAGAAGTTATGGTTATACATATACCATTTCATCTGCGAATACTTGGGAACAAAAATCAATAACCATTTCTGGAGACACAACTGGAACGTGGCTTACCACTAACGGTGTTGGAATTAGGATTTATTTTACTTTAGCAGCTGGTTCAGGTTACCAAACTGCAACACCTAATACTTGGCAAGCAAACGATGCAACTTATACAGTTTCTGGCGCAACATCAGTCGTAGGCACTAACGGTGCTACATGGTACATCACAGGTGTCCAACTAGAAATAGGCACATCAGCAACACCGTTTGAACGCAGAATGATTACAAATGAGTTAAATTTATGTAAGAGATACTATGAAAAATCTTATGATTATTCTGTAGTTCCAGGAACAACAACTAATGTAGGAAGATGGAATGCTGGGGGAACTGATACAGGACGAACAACAGGACGTATTTCTGGTAATCATATAGTATTCCAAGTTGAAAAAAGAGCAATACCAACTGTAACATCATATGATGCTGTTGGAAATTCTGGAAAATGCACTAGATTTACATTGGGTACGGCTGATAATAATAATCAAGGCGTATATATTGCAGACTCATCAACAAACGGATGGTTTCCATTTGCAGATCCGAGTGGAACTAATGACTCAGGATGTGGAGTGCATTGGGTAGCTTCAGCTGAATTATAGGAGATGATATGTATAAACTAATTAAAGATATTTTTAGTAGTGAAGTTAAGTCTGTTCAAAGACTTTCAGATAACGCTTGCATTCCATTTGCACCAGCTAACACAGACTACCAAGCATACCTAAAATGGCTTGAAGAAGGCAATACGCCTCTACCTGCGGACGAATAATGTTTGGTAATTCCGCCTTTGCCGTAGCCCCTTTTGCAACCCTAGGTGCGGGTACAGCATTCTCGTTTTCTATAATTGAGAATGTTAACATGGCTGACTTAAACAGCCAAGTTTTTGCCGCCACCGCATCAGTGACAGAAAATGTTGTGATGGACGATATTGATGCTACATCAGGTGATTTCTTTGGTACTATAAATGAGTTTGTAACAATGAACGATGTAGAAACTATTGCAGCTCAGTTTGCATCAAGCATTACAGAGAATTCAAATTTAGCAGATGTTAACGACATAACAGCGCAGTTCGCAACAAGCAAGACAGAAAATGTAGTCATGGATGATGTAAGAATAGACTATTTTGCAGCATTAGAGTCTAGAGTAGAACCATTTACTATGGCAGATATTGTTTCCATCGCTGCACAGTTTTCTGCTAGTTTGAATGAAAACAGCAACCTAGCTGATATAAACGCTATCTCTGCTCAGTTTAATGTAAGCCGTACTGAAAATATCACTATGGCTGACGCAGCAAGCATTATAGCTAACTTTGTAGTAAGTCAAGCTGAAGATGTCACAATGGCAGATATAGAGACTATTATCTCTGTATTTACATTTGTTATTACAGAAAACTTAAATGCAGCTGATGCTAATTCTGTAATTTCTAACTTTAATGTTTCACTCACTGAAAACTCTAATTTAGCGGATTCAGCAGCGGTAGCAGCTCAATTCCAAGCTTCTATCATAGAAACATTATCAATGCTAGACTCCCAATTCCCTCGTGGATGGTTTAAAATAAACGATGACCAAGCTGTTACCTGGTCAGCTATTAACAACACTCAGTCAACATCTTGGACTGAAATTAATAATTTCCAACCTAGCTCATGGGTTGTAATAGACGATACTCAATAAGGACATATTATGGCATCTACGTATTCAAGCTCCCTAAAGCTCACTCTCATTGGAGATGGTGAACAGGCTGGTACCTGGGGATCAACTACCAATAACAACTGGAACTTGATAGAACAAGCCGTAACAGGTGTTGATGGTATTGATTTAACAGGCCTTACAACTTATACCCTTAGTAATCTTAATGGTACTACAGATGAATCTAGAAACTTAACTTTAGTATTTATAGGTACTCCAGCTTCTACAGTCACCGTTTCAGCCCCATTACAAGATAAATTTTATATTGTAAGAAATGCTACAGGACAAACAATTACAATGTCTGCCTCTGGCGGATCTGTATCATTATCTATTCCATCAGGTGTAACTGCACAAATATATTGTGATGCAACAAATGAATCTGGTACAGGTACTGGATTCTATGCTGCACAAACAGGAACTGCTAGTAACTTTACAGTAAACGGTAATCTATCTGTTTTAGGTAATCAAACTAATACAGGTAACTTTTTAGCTGCTGGTGTTTTAGGTGCTTATATATCCGCTTCATTTACTGGTGGTATTAGTAATGGATCTGGTTTAGCAGGTACTATTCTTAACGTATCTGCAGTCACAAGTGGCACAATATTTATTGGCCAAAGAATATCTGGTACTGGTATTACATCAGGTACATTTGTGACTGGATTTGGCACAGGCTCTGGAGGTATTGGTACTTATACAGTTAATACATCTCAATTAGTAGGTGCTGGTACAACGATTACAGGTGCAGCTAGTGCAATTGCTACAACGCCAGCATCTGGTGACAACTCAGTAAATATTGCAACTACAGCATTCGTACAATCTACTGTAGGTGTTCTTGGTACTATGGCATCTCAAAATGCTAGTGCAGTAGCGATTACTGGAGGCACAATTGCAGGTGTAGCTATCTCAGGCGCAACGATTGCATCAAGTACTATAGGCGGCCTTACTTTAGGTACAAACGGTACAGGCACTAAAACAATTTCAACAAGTACTCCAACTGGTGGTTCAGATGGAGACATCTGGTATCAGGTAAGTTAATTATGGAAAACATTAATCCATCAGAAGCAACAGAATATGAAATAGCAAGATACTTAGGAGAAGCGCCTGCAGGATTTACCGTTTCAGATCAAGTAGCAGCACAAAGAATTTCTATTTGTAATGAATGTCCAGAAAAGGTTGAAACTTTGGGCGTTGATAAATGTAACTTATGTAACTGTATTATTAAATTAAAAACAAAACTAACTCACACAAACTGCCCTATAGATAAGTGGTAATATGCCAAAACTTTATGTAAAAGATAGTGGCACTTGGAAACAAGTGCAACAATTATATGTTAAACAATTAGGTGTTTGGAAAGGTGTTGTTGTAGGCCTAGTCACACAAAGTGGTATAGGTAAACAATTTTATCCAGACACAGTAGGCCCTGTCACTTATAGCTCTGCAGGAACATATACTTACACAGTTCCAGCTACAGTGACATCAATAAGTATTGCTGCTACAGGTGGTGGTGGTGCAGGTCAAGTATCTTATTTTAATTCTGGTTCTTGGACTCAAGTTGCTGGTGCAGCTGGTGGAAACACCACGGTTAGTGGCAGTGGATTTTCAGTCACAGCTAATGGAGGTGGTGGTGGATCATCAGGAGGCTCTGGAGGTACAGTTACTATCTCAGGTGCATCATCTACTACATTAAACCAAACAGGTGGTAGTAAATCTTCTGGTACAGGCGGCAGTTCATATTATGGATCAGGTTCTTCACAAGGTGGAGACTTTTCTAAACCCGCTACACCTTCTTTTGGTGCTGGTGGTGGCGCTGGTTACCAATTTGATGGACCTCAAAATTATGGTGGCTCAGGAGGTGGTACAGGTATTGCAGTATTTGCAGTCACTCCAGGTCAAACAATTAATATTACAGTAGGCGCAGGCGCAACAGGTGCTAATGTTGACTATACAAAAGGTTCTAATCACGGATCATATGCAGGTAATGGTGGATCAGGTTTTGTATCTATTACTCCACTTGCTGCTAATGTTGCTGTTTATAATAGTGCAGGTTCATATACTTACACAGTACCTGCAGGTGTTAATTCATTAAACGTAGCTGTCACTGGAGGTGGTGGAGGTGGCGCTGCAGGCAACGATGGTGGTTACGTACACTATGGTTGGGCAGGCGGTGGTGGTGGATCAGGTTATTATTCTACAAGTACCGTAGCTGTAACTCCAGGTGAAAATTTATCAATCACTGTAGGTACTGCAGGATCTGGAGGAGCAGGTGGTTGCGGACCAGGTGGTGCTTCGGGTGGGTCTGGTGGTACATCTTCACTCAGTAGAGGTGCTACAGTTCTTTTATCAGCTGCAGGCGGTAGTGGTGGTACATCTCCTGGAGGCACAGGTGGTACAGGGGGTGCTGGTGGTAATCCAGGTTCTAATGGATCTAGTACACAAGGTACAGGTAGTGGCGGTAATGGTGGTGCTTCTACTTATAGCGCTGGAGGAGCAGGTGGCCCAGGCGGTGGTTGTGGAAGTGGTGCAGGCTCTGCTGGATCTCAAGGTTCAGGCGGAGGTGGTGGTGGTGCACAAAACGGTTCATGTTGCGGACATCCTGGCGGTGCTGGTGGAGCTGGTACTGTAATAGTTTCTCCAGTTAATCCTAATTCAATTACATACGCATCTTCTGGATCATATTCATTTACTGTTCCTGCAGGAGTTACATCTATCACTATGACAGCTGTTGGTGCAGGTGGTGGTGGTGGATGGCCTTCATCAGGTAGGTCAGGTTTTTCACAAGGTGGTGGCGGTGGAGGCGGTGGTGGTGGTGGCACTTCATCATCTACTTTAGCAGTTACTCCAGGTGAAACATTATCAATTACAGTTGGTGCAGCAGGGGCTGCAGGAAACAGTGGTTCTGGAACTCAAGGTGGTACGGGTAGTACAGGTGGAACTTCTTCTGTAAACAGAGGCGCTACAGTATTAGTCACAGCTAATGGCGGTGCAGGCGGTGTAGGAGGTAATGGTAATCCTAACGTAGGTGGTGCTGGAGGTGCTGGTGGTACTGGATCAACTTCAAACGGAGTTAATGGCGTTGCAGGATTACCTGCTGATGGTGCTGGATGGTCAACTGGTGGTGTTGGTGGTGCTTCCTCAGTAGGATCTGGAGGAACAGCTGGAAGATTTAGCACGCCAGGTGGTGCTGGAATTAATGGTGGCGGTGGAGGCGGTGGATCATCTTCTGGATTTAGTCCTAATGATGTTGAAATAGGCGGAGCTGCTGGTGGCGATGGACTTGTAAAATTTACTTATTAATATGAAAATTATTATTGGTGTTTTAATCGTATTTTGTTTACTTTGGTGCGTGCATCATTTAGGAGTTTAGAATGTTAAGTATATTATCATCAATATTAGGTTTTGCTACAGCAGGACTTCCTAATATATTACAATTCTTTCAACAAAAAGGAGATCAAAAGCATGAAAGAGAAATGGCAAAACTTCAAACAGAACGTGAGCTTGAACTTGCAAAAGCTGGTTTCTTATCTCAAGAAAAAATTGAAGCAATTAAATTAGATGAAATAGAAGCACAAACATATGCTGAGGAACGTGTAGCGCTATATGATCATGATAAAACATTAATTAATAAATCATCACAAAGTATAGTAGATTTAAATGCAAAAGTAAGACCTTATGTTGCTTTTATTTTTGTAGGCGAATTAGTTTTAATTAACCTTTTATCTCTTGGTTGGGCTATGTGGTCAGGCGTTGATTTTTTAATAGCATCACAAGAAGTATTTTCTACAGATGAAATGGCTATCGTAGCATCAATTATTGGATTCTATTTTGGTTCAAGAACTTGGGAAAAGAAATAAGTGAATGTATCAAAAGCTTGTATACGTCTTATTAAACATCATGAAGGCATTCGCAATAAGCCTTATAAATGCCCTGCTGGGCTTTGGACTGTTGGCGTGGGTCACCTTATTGGCAACGGCAAATCATTGCCTGAATCTTGGAATAAAACTTTTACAATGGAAGAAATAGATGGAATTCTTAAATCAGATCTCAGGCGCTTCGAGCTTGGAGTACGTAAGATGCTACCTAACGTGCCTCTTAGACAACATGAGTTTGACGCTCTTGTCAGCTTTTGCTTTAATTTGGGTTTGGGATGCTTTCAGCGTTCAACCATCCGTCAAGCGATTCTTCGTGGCGATAAAAAGGCGGCTATGGAATCGTTAGTAAAATACTGTCGTGCAGGTGGTAAAATACTGCGAGGTCTGAAAATTCGTAGATTAGATGAACGTGCACTCTTTGAAGGTAAATAATGCCATTACAAAAATTAACATATAGAGCTGGAATTAACCGTGAAGGAACTGACTACTCCAATGAGGGTGGTTTCTATGACGGTGATAAAGTACGTTTCCGTTCAGGCCAAGCTGAAAAGATTGGTGGCTGGGTACAAGTAGATACAGATCAATTTCAAGGTATTGCACGATCATTATGGACATGGACTGATACTGATGGATTGGCTAATTACTTAGCTTTAGGTACAAGTAAAAAGTACTACATATTCTATGGCGGTATTTATTATGACATTACTCCATTAGTTCAAACAGATGGAACAGCACTTCCTCCTCCAAATCAATTAGGTGCTAATCCTATTTCAACCGTTTCTGGTTCTAACGTAGTTACCATTACTGATGGTAATTACAACCCAGCGATTGGTGATTACGTTACAATCTCATCTACATCAACTGTAGGTGGATTAACTATTAGTGGTGAGTATGTAGTTAAAACAGTTCCAACAACTACTACATTTACTATAGAGGCTGCATCTAATGCATCATCTACAGCATCTGGTGGTGGTACAGTTGTCTTACAATTTCAATACCCAATTGGTAATGACATCGCTACGATTGGTACAGGATGGAGTGCTGGCCCATGGACTGGTGCTGTAGCGACTACAGGCTACACATTAACTAATCCATTTGACACAATTAATCTTTCAACAACTGTTACTGTTAACCAAACAGGACATGGATTAACCACTGGCGATTGGATTTATTTTAGCTCTGTGCAAAATAATGTGTCTGGTATTTTAAATACTATATTAGAGCAAGCATTTCAAGTAACTGTAACTGGTCCAAACGCTTATACGATATCTACTGTATTTGGATCTGCTAGCTATCCTGCCAATGCAACAGCAACAGGTTTAGGCGGTACAGTGGTTGTTAGAATACCAGTCACTCCTACTCGTGGATGGGGAACAGGATTTACATCTGGTATTACGCAACAATTAAGACTTTGGTCACAAGATAACTATTCATCTAATTTAGCTTATGCTCCTCGTGGTGGACCAATATTTTATTGGCTAGACTCAGCTGGTGTTTCAGCCCGTGGACAATACTTAGCTGCATTATCTACAGCAGCTGGATTTAGCGGTGCTTATGTTCCAAAAACAACTAACCAAATACTAACATCAGCTACAGAACAATTCTTAGTAGCGTTAGGGTCTAACGGGTATGAAGTTAGTAATCCTAATACAGCATTTAATCCTATGATTGTAAGATGGTCTGATCAAGGTAATCCATATGAATGGGTACCCTCACCAACCAATCAGTCAGGTGAATTTACATTAGCTAACGGATCTTTTATTGTTACTGGATTAACTACACGTCAAGAAATTCTTGTATGGACTAACTCTTGTTTATATTCAATGCAGTATATTGGTTATCCTTATGTATGGTCATTCCAAGTATTGATGGACAATATATCTATCATTGCCCCAAATGCAGCTGTATCTGTAAACAACGTAACTTACTGGATGGGTAAAGATAAGTTCTATATGTATACTGGTGTGGTTTCAACCTTACCATGTTCATTACGTCAATTTATATTTGAAGATATAAATGTTGACCAATCTTATCAGATATTCGCTGGATCAAACGAAGGTTATAACGAAGTATGGTGGTTCTATGTAAGTAAGAATAGCGGTGGTACAACGGTAGATCGTTATGTTATTTACAATTACCTTGATAAAGTATGGACATATGGCACTATGGCAAGAACGGCATGGTTACAATATGGTATCCAACCAAACCCAGTTGCGGCTGATTACAACCGCAGACTTTTATATCATGAGGTAGGTAATGATGATGTTTCTACTGCAAGCCCACAACCTATTGAAGCTTATATCCAATCCTCTGACTTTGGTATTGAAGCTGGTGAGCATCTTGGTTTTGTATGGCGTTTGTTGCCTGATGTCAATTTCAATGGTTCAACCGTTAATAATCCAAGCGTTACAATGACATTGTTTGGCCGTCAAAATTCTGGTGGTGCTCCATATGGATCAGATATAGATACGGTGACAAGTGCTCAAAATTACTCAACAGTAACTCAATATATTATTCCTCAATTTACAGGTCAAGTTTATACACGTATCCGTGGCCGTCAATTATCTTTTGAGATTAGATCAACTGATCTTGGTGTAGCTTGGCAATTAGGTGTACCTCGTATTGATGTTAAGCCAGATGGAAAACGATAATGGATGTATTTGAATTAAGGCCAGTGGTTGCGCCAAGCTTACCTAATGCTACCTCTGATTACCAACAACAATATGAAGATCAGTATTCTAACGTATTACGTTTATACTTTAACCAATTAACTAATTTTACTAGAGCGATTACAACTTCTAATGGTGGAGCAGCGTTAACCTTTCCTCATATTGGCGCTTCTGATACTACAGATCAGTATGCTACGGCTAGTAACACACCGACTATAGTTAAATGGAATACATTAGATACTGGAAGTGGATTTACATTAAACCCATCTTATTCAGCAACAGCTGGTTATTCTGGCATTTATAAAATAGATTATAGTTTACAATATGCTAATACGGCTAATGCAGCTCATGATGTAGTTATTTGGTTGCGTATTAATGGAGTCGATGTTGCAGGTTCAGCCAGTAAAGTTACTATGCCAGCTCGTAAAAGTGCGGGTGTCCCTAGTTATGTATTAGCTGTATCTTTTGTAGAGTTTGCTTTAGATGCTGGAGACGATATTGAACTTTATTGGGCAACTGATTTAGCTTATAATCCAGTAGGTCCTGTTGATGGAGTTTACATGGAATATGCACCAGCTCAAACAGTACCTTATCCACATCCTTCAATTCCCTCTGCACTAGGGGCTATTACGTTTATATCTGCTGGGTAATTATGCAGAAAAACAATGATTTTTAATAGAAATAGTTTAAAATGTCAATATTAACATTATGGTGAAATTATGAGTCTAGCTTTAGCAGCCAAACATTTAGAATCTCAAGGTCGTAACAAGGATACTAAGCTTGTTCACATGACCCCTGATGAGCTTAAAGCTCTTAACAGGTTATCTGTAGACCATACGGGTAAACCGTTATCTACCAATCCTAAAACAGGTCTTCCTGAAGCTGGATTCTTAGATTCTATTTTACCTACAGTTGTTGGCTTTGGCTTAAATGCAATTACTGGTGGTACACTTAGCCCTCTACTTATTGCTGGTGGTGTTGGTCTTGCAACTGCAGCATTATCTGGTGATATTGGTCAAGGTATTATGGCTGGTCTTGGTGCATGGTCAGGCGCTGGATTAAGTGAAGGTTTAGCTAAAGTAGGTGGTGCAGCACAAACATCAGCATCTACATTAGGCGATGACGCATTAGGACTAACCAACACATACGTTAATCCAGAATTAGCAACTAACGCAATCATGGATACTACTGGCTATAGTAAAGCATTATTAAGCCCAACAGGAAATTTAGGTAAAGGTATTTCTGGAACAGGTTTAAGTGCAGCTGATATAGTTCAAGCCAATACTGCTGGACAAGCAAATCAAATTGCAAATCAAGTCACTAGAAATATATCAACTACACAAGGCCCAGGCGCAAGCATAGGTAATTTTAGGAATCTTTATGCTGGTGCAAACGCTCCTGGCACAACAATGCAAGGCATTAAAAATGTAATGAATGACCCAGCAGCCAGAGCAAAACTTTGGGAAACCAATAAGATGGATATTATTGGATCAGCTACTCCATTTGTGACTGGTGCATTAGGAGCATTTGAACAACCTACACTTACTGCACAAGAAGAAGAAGAAAATCCATTTGGATTAAAACGTATTACTAAAGACTTTAAAGGCTCTTTCCCAACAAGACCTGATCCATATTACACAGCAGTATATCCAGACTACTCAGCAAGACCATATGGTGCTAAAGATGGTGGCCTTATGGATATTGATAGATACAAATCTAAAGGTAAAGTAGACATTGAAAAACAATTAAGCTCTTTAGAAAATATTAACAAGGGTATTGATTTACTATCTCCTACATTAGAGCTTGCTCCAATTATTGCACGTGATCCAGGTGATGCTATGGGTGGCCCAGGTATCGTTCAATATGAACAAGAGTATGCAGGCATGAGTCCAGATAAAAGAGCTTATGCTATGCTAAAAGATATTAGAAAACGTACATTAAAAGATGACTTAGCTTCTGGTCTTGAGCCTATGGGTTCTTTAGGTGTATTAGATTTTACACCAGCAGCTAAACGACAAGCTATGTTAGAAGAACAGGCTAGACAACAAATCGTCCAAGATGCTAAACGTGGCGGTTTAATGGATAGTCATTTAGGTGATTACTCAGATGGTGGTCGTTTATTAAAAGGACCAGGTGATGGCGTATCTGATTCAATTCCTGCTACAATAGGTGGCAAACAAGCAGCGAGATTAGCTGAAGGTGAATTTGTTATTCCAGCAAGAATTGTATCTGAATTAGGTAATGGCTCTACAGATGCTGGTGCTAAACGTTTATATGCTATGATGGATCGTATTAAAGCTAAACGTAGAAAAGCAAAAGATATCGCAGCAGATACTAAAGCTTATAAATTATTACCAGCATAGGAAAAGATTATGGGTGCAGGCGTAGGTGGTGCAGGAAAAGGTGGAGGTTTGATGGCAAATGTTATTCAACAAGTTGCCGCACAAAATCCACAACAACCAAACAATTTTACATACTCACCACCACAGCCTAATCCATACAATATTGATTATGCAAAATACACTTCACAGCCTACAAACTCAAATATTGCTGGTGGAGCTTTTAATACTGGTGTAAATAGCGATAGTGGTATAGCTGCTATATTAGCTGGACTATATAGCTCTGGTGTTTTTAATCAACAAAACACAAATCCATACGCACCACAAGGTACAGTAGGTTCATTTAGCGGCATTCCTTATGGCCAACAACAAGAGTCTATGTTTAGCCATCAAGGATTAAGAATGACTCCATATGGCGGATATCAAGGACAATCTTGGAATCCTTATGGTAATTACTATACATCAAGTAATACGTCTAATAATAATACTGCGCCTCCTCCTAGAACTACAGGACCAGATGCGTTACAACAATTATCATTTATGATGAATAGAAACAACACACAGATCTAATGGAAGTCTCTTTAGTCCCTAAAGAATACATTGATCGTGTATGGCCTGATATAGATGCATATGCAGCAAGGTGCGCTAAGTATACTTATGGTCGTTATACTGCTGATGATATGCGTCAAGGCGTTATTAACAATCCAGCACAGCAATTATGGATTGCGTTTGATGAAAGAGGTATTGTAGGTTTTTGGATTACAGAGATCTATGACTATCCTCAAAAAAGAGTTTTGATGTTGCACTTTGTAGGTGGTAAAGATTTTCATAGTTGGAGAGTCGTAGGCTTTCCTATACTGTTGAGATTCTGCAAGGATCATGGTTGTGAAGTTATGGAGTCCTACGGTAGACCAGGTTGGAAGAAGTTCTGGGAAGCTGAAGGATATAAAGCAAGGTTTGTTTTTTATGAATTACCAGTGGATAATTAATTATGTTTAACAATAAATTTAGAATCGGTGTATTACAACATCCTGGATATAACAAAGGTAAAGGCGGAGGAGGCGGTGGATCACCTGCACCTACCTCAACAACTTCCTATTCTACTAACGTTCCAGAATACGCAAGACCATATGTTGAGAATATGCTTAATGCTACTCAAGCACAAATCTACGATTCTAGTATGGGTGGATTTAATAAGTATGTTCCATATTCTACTGATCCTACAAAGTATGTAGCTGGTTTTTCTCCATTACAAAGTTATGCACAATCTGGTGCAGCAGGCCTAACACTTCCATCTAATTATGGTATAGCTACAGGACAGACTTTAGGTACTGGTGCTCAATTAGGAACTCTTGCTCCACAAATGGGTATGGCTGGTGCTAACTATGGTGCTATGGCTACAAGTCCATACGCTATAAATGCATACATGAATCCATACCTAAGATCTTCTTTAGCTCCACAATTAGAAGAAGCTCGTAGACAATATGATATTACTGGCGCACAACAGCAATCCGCAGCAACTCGTGCTGGTGGTTTTGGTGGATCTCGTGAAGCTTTAATGGCTGCTGAGAACAGACGTAACATGGCTCAGCAAATGAACCAAATGATTGGTCAAGGTTATAACCAAGCATTTAATCAAGCACAACAAGCTCAACAATTTGGTGCTAACTTAGGCCTTCAAGGTCAACAAGCTCAAGCGGGTGCGTTGGCACAGCAACTTGCTGCTGCTAATCAATTGGCAGGGCTTGGTGGTCAACAGTTACAAGCTCAACAAGGTATATACAATCTTCAAAATCAATTTGGTCAACAACAACAGCAACAACAACAAAACATTATCAACCAAGCGATTCAAAACTACGCAACAGAACAACAATATCCATTCATGCAATTGGGTATTCTCAACTCTATGCTTCGTGGTTTACCAATGCAACAATCTTCTACACAAATGTATCAAGCACCTCCAAATCCTATTTCACAATTGGCAGGTCTTGGCACAGCAGGTCTTGGCGCATTAGGTATGTATAACGCAGCCACGGGATCTAAACGTGGTGGCTTACAAGAAGTGAAAAAGATGGCAGCAGGTGGTAACGCTATCCCAATGAAGAGCTATACTGATGATCAATTACAAAATGTAATCAAAAGTCCAGCATCATCATTGATGGCTGATATGTATGCTCAATCATTATTAAATAACCGTGCTTATTTAAAAGCTAATCCTATGGCAGCGAATGTCATGAATCAACCATTACCTACTTCACCTATGCCAGCTCCATATCAAATGGCTATGGCACCACAAACTCGTGTAGGTTTAGATGCTATTGGTACGGGTGATACAGTACAAATGGCTGGTGGTGGTATCTTAGCTTTTGCTGAAGAAGGCGAAGTTCCAGAACCAACATCTAGTAAGTTTGGTGATCTTATGAGATCAATTTACAAAAAAACCATTACACCAGCTAACACATCTTCACCTGAATTAGACATTGATGCAAAAATTAATGAGCTTGCACAGGAAAGAGCTAAGTATGGTATTAATCCATTTAAGGCTGTAAAAGAATCTGAAAGATTAGAGAAGAAATCTAAACAACAAGAATATACAGACAAGATAGATTCATTATTAGAAATGAAAAGAAATTTAGGTGGCTCTTCAAGAACGCCTTCAAATATTCCTGGCTCTAATGTATTAGGAAGCGTACAATCACAAGGCACAGATGTACCTTTATCTTATGATTATAACAACCCAACTGAAGCGCTTATTGGTAACAGACCTATTCCATCTATTATTTCTAAAGCAAAAGATGAAGATCCATTAGCAAAAGCTGAAAAAGAAACTGTTAAGACTAACAAAAAAGGCGCTCCATCTGTATCTACTAAAGAAGAACCAGATGAATTAACATCAATGATTAGAGAGCTATATAAAACAGCTACAGTTAAAGATGCTACAAAAGATGAAATTAATCAAATCAAAGCAGATATGGCAGCACGTAAAAAAGCTATGGGTGCAGAAGCGCTTACTCGTTTTGGTTTAGGTATGATGGCTGGATCATCTCCATACGCACTTACTAATGTTGGTAAAGCTGGTTCAGAAGCTCTTGATTACATGAGCAAGCAAATGGGCCTCAATCAAGCTGATACTAAACTATTATTAGAACAAGCCGTTGAAGCACAAAAAGCAGATGAAGCTCGTAGACTTGGGCTAGCTGGCGTATTACAAACAGCTAAGACAGCAAAAGAAAATAAAGAGCTACAAATGCTTGGTATAAACGCTCAATTAGCTCAAACAGCGCAAGCAAAAGATGATGCTAATAAACTTGCATATACTAAGTTATACGGAGATCTTAAGAAAGATTACGCTACACAACTTTACAGAGCTAATAAAGATCGTGCTCAAGAATTAACTGACGATCAAATTGATGTTCTTGCAGATAAAATGGCTAGACAAACATTAGCAAGTAGCCCTGATGCTGCAAAATATTTAGGATTAACATCAGCAATACCAAAAGCAACAAAAACAATCCCCTTTGGTCAATTACCAACAGGTAAATAAATATGCCTATAGATGTACAAATGCCAGATGGCACCGTTATAACGGGCGTGCCTGATGGGATTACACAAGCTGATCTACTAGCCCGTTATACCTCTTACCAAAAGGTACCAGAGGTTAGCCCTGACACGGGCTTTACAGGCGGATTCAAGTCAGCTGCAGCTAGACTAAAAGGTGAAGCTGCTCTTACTGCAGGTAAGCTTGGCATTATGGATAAAGCTAAGGCAGAGCAGTATTTAAAAGAAAAAGAAGAAGAAGCGCAACGTTCATTTAAACCCACAGAAAAAACCTGGGCTGAAGCTCCCCTAGAAAAACTTAAAGAAACTGCAGGACAGTCTGCTGCCTATATGGCTGCACCATTAGCTGTTGCTGGCGGTGTTGCATTACTTCCAGAAGCGCTTGTTGGCGCTGGAGCATTAGGATTAACTACAGCTGGTTTAACAGGTGCTGGAGTGTCTTATGGTCAGTTCGTAGGTAGCAACTTAGGCCGTCAAGTTGATGAAGGCAAATCATTAGAAGAAGCAAGCTTACTTAAAGCTGGTGCAGCAGCAGTACCTCAAACAGCATTAGATGTTGTGGGATTTAAGTTTATTCCTGGAATACGTAATATATTTGCAAAAGCTGGAGTAGATGTATCTAAAGACGTTGCTGAAGATGTTGTTAAGAAAAGCCTATTAAAAACAGCTGGAGAGTATACACTTAAAACTGGTAAGGTCATGGGTGTTGAAGGTTTAACAGAATCTGGCCAACAAATATTTGAAAGATTACAAGCTGGATTAAGCTTAACTGATCCAGAAGCTAGAAGAGAATACTTTGAAAACTTTATCGGTGGTGCAGTATTAGGTGGCGCTTTATCTATTCCAGGTCAGGCATATGAAAAAGCTAAAACAAAATATGAAGACAAGCAGATTGATAAGGTGCTAGATGTATTAAATCCAAAACCAGATACAACAGAAGCACCTACACCAACAACTCCAACCCCAGCTCCAGAGCCTACCAATGTCATGCCAGCTGATCAAGTCATCACGCTTGCACAAAAGAGACTTAATGAATTAGAAACAAAAATGAGTGGAACACCTGACCAGGAAATTATTGGTCCAGATGGCGAGCCTATGGTTATGAGAGGTCAATCAGCTCAAGTGATTAATGATCAAGAAAGAGCTGAATACGACTTCTTAAAACAAAACATCAACAATGCACCTGCTATTGCTAACAATTATGGCATTTCAATTGGAGAGCCAAAGGTTGAAGCTCAAGTAGCAGCTACACCAGAAACAATATTTACGCCAGAGACATCACCTAAAACAATATCCAAGGTTCAAGATACATCTCAAGATACACAAGCTATGCTTGATGAGTTAGCTGGTAAAGAAATAGAACTTACCGCAGATCAGTTTGCAGATGAAACTCAAAAGCCAACAAAGATTGCAGAAGAACCTTCAGGTCCTATTACAGAAGAAGACAAAGAGTTTACTCCAGTAGGTGGCAGACTTATTAATAAAGCAGATGCTGACCGATTAGCTCGTGAATCAGCTATTGCATTACAACAAAACTTAGCTACTCAAGAAGAAGAAAAACAAAAACAACTCAAACAAGAAGCTCGTGAAGAAAAATTTAGAGAGCCTCCTACACAAACATTATCTGCAAGGCTAGTTCAAGAGGGTGGTATCAGCCGTGCTCAAAAAAGAGATATGCTTGGCGAGACAGGTAAGATTGAAGGTTACGATCATGTCTTTAGAGAAAAAGGTGGTGACTTATTAACACTTGTTAAAGATGGCAAGCTTGATGATTACTTACCGCCAGATATTAGAACTACTGCAACAACACCAGATGGACTTTTTGATGCACGTCCAGGATATAACTATATCTCTGACCTAATCAAGACTGGTGAAAAAATCCATACATATGATTATGAAATGGCTAAGCTTCAACATGAAAACATGGTCTATGAAAAGAACTTAGCTAAACAACAGATGACACCTAATGAAGCAGCAAGAGCAGCAGCTGCTGAAATCCAAGACAAAATATTTATGTCTGAAGGTAAGATTGAGGGATCTACTAATCCAGTAGAAGCTGATGCTATTGTTAGAAAAGTATTAGGTAAAGAAGGTCAAAAGCTTCTTGATAATAATAAACTCAAACTTATTGCAACAGCTAATGATTTAGATGCAAGATTACTTGCTCAAATATCTCCTAATACACGTGCCTTTTATGATCCAGTCACAGATACATCATACATCATTACAGATCGTGTAAAACCTGGCGAACTTAGACCTATGATACTTCATGAGGTTGGTGTTCACTATGGCATGAAAAAAATGCTTGGAGATAAAGCTTATAAGAACTTACTAGCTAACATACTTAAGTTAAGACGTACAGACAAAGCAGTACAAGATGCATTTAACACAGTATCTCAAACTGAATCCTATGCAAAACTATTAGAGAATGAAAGTACTATTCCTGAATTTCTAGAAGAAGTATTAGCTCACTTAGGTGAAACTGCTCCTACACATAATTTATGGAAGCGTATTGTTCAGGCAGTTAAAACATTCTTAATTAAGAATAACATCATTAAGAAACTTTCTTTATCTGAAGTGCAAGATTTAGTCACTGCATCTTTAAGAACCGCAGCCAATACAAAGATTGACCCAAAACAAATACAAGTATCAGATAAGATCTTAGCTTCTAAAATTGTAGAAAAAGTTAAGAAGATAGCTGGTTGGACAGATGATCGACTAGATAAACTAATGGACAACGGCACTTATTCGCAAAATGAAAAATTTGCTAGGAAGTATGCTGTCATGATGACTCCTGATGAATTTTTAGGTTTAACCACCAATAAAGATATGATGGGAACCTTAGAAAAAGAAGCGGACGAAATGGGCCCTCTTGATATTAACACTATGCGTGAATATGATCTTCCTATGTTCTTAGATATAAAAGGTCCTCGCACCATAGATATGGAAGATAAATGGGGTTCTAAAGTTGATGAGTCTGATGTTGGTTTAGAAGTAAGAGGACATGAAGGTAGACATAGAGCTATTCTTATGAAACGAGCTGGTGTAGAAAGATTTCCAGTTGTGTTAAATCCTGAAGGTGGCGGCCAAGTAGAAAGAGAAACTATAAGAGTATTAAAACTTTTCCCTCAGTATGCAGAAGGCCGTGCTTCTGTTGTAAGAAATATTATTCCTATTAATAGAACAAACGAAGCAGAATTAAAAGGAATGTTAAGTGAATCTAATATTAAGTATTCACAACGACCACCATTAAACATTATGGGTCAAGAAGTATTACCTCAATGGCATGGACCACAAGAATCTAAAATAGATGAATGGTTATATAGGCTTCAAAACAAACAGATCGATACTAAGCGTGTTCAAGAAGCTATTGGTAATATTGAAGAGGCATGGAATGTATATGAAAAAGAACAACTATATCATGGTCGAACTGCAGCAGGTATTCGTAACTTCCTACTAAAAGAACTTCTACCAATTATAAAAGAGATTGAGCGATTAAAGATTAGTCCTCAAGAAGTACGTACTTACTTGCATAATCGTCATGCAGAAGAACGCAATATTCAAATGAATAAGATTAATCCTGGAACTTACAATCCAGAGACTGGAAGAACTGATCCAAATAAGCTTCTTGATATAGGTTCTGGTATATCTACTGCTGATGCAAGAGCTTATCTAGCAGGCTTAGATCCAGCTAAAAAGAAAACACTAGAAGATGTTGCTGAAAAATTTGATCAGATGATCAAAGGCACACAACAAATTTTAGTTAATTCTGGTGCTGAGTCTGCAGAGACTATAGCAAAGTGGAATAAGACTTATAAGCACTACGTTCCATTATTCAGGGTTGAAGATGAAATGGCTAGACCTTCTGGTTTAGGTGGCACAGGCCAAGGATTTGCTGTAAGCGGTCCATCAAGTAAACGTGCTATGGGTTCAGAAAAGGAAGTTCAAGATATTTTAAGTAACATCATAGCCCAGCGTGAGCGTGCTTTAATTCGTGCTGAAAAGATTAGAGTAGGTCGTGCTTTATATGGCCTAGCTTTACAGAATCCTAATCCTAAATTCTGGATGGTAATTAATCCTGATGCAATTAAAAGTAAGAGACAAGCTATTGCCGAGTTAACACGCATGGGTATACCTGATGCTGCGCAAGTGGTTGAGAATCTTATGGCCGAACCTAAAGAACGTTATCTTAAAAAGGTAAGGGCTGCCGAAGAAGGTTTTGAGCTTGATGAAGACTTTGACTTTGATTCTGGGTTACCAGTTAACCAAAGCAAAGAAGTTGTGGCATCTAAAGTAAACGTAATGTCACGGTATAAAGACTTTGTATTCCCAGTACGCATTAATGGTAAGGATAGATATATATTCTTTAATAAGAATGACCCAAGAGCCTTGCGTATGGTTCAATCATTAAAGAATTTAGATGTAGAGAATTTAGGTTTTATTGAAAGTATTGCTGGTAAATTTACCCGTTGGTTTAAGAACGTTAATACACAATACAATCCAGTCTTTGGCCTAGTCAACTTCGTTCGTGATACTGGTGGCGCATTACTTAACTTAACCAATACAGAGATTGCAGGAGATCAGGCTAAAGTAATTGCAGGTGCTTTCAAGGCTATGGGCGGGATCTTAAATGTACACAGAGCTGAACGTAAAGGTGCTCCAGCACCTACTGGACCATGGGCTCAACTATATCAAGAAGCTCGTGCTCAAGGTTTCCAAACAGGTTATCGTGATTCATTGATTCGTAATCAAGAAGAAATGCAAATCATTGAACATACGTTAGAACAGTTTAAAGATAGCAATACTAAGAAAGCATTCTATTCAGTCATTGGTGGTCTAACAGACTTCAACGACATGATGGAAAATGCAATTCGTTTATCTGCATATAAGGCTGCTATTGATAGAGGCTTTTCAAAACAAAAGGCAGCGATTATTGCTAAGAACTTAACAGTTAATTTTGACAAGAAGGGTGCTTGGACAGCTCAAGTAAACGCACTCTACGCATTCTTTAATGCTTCCGTACAAGGTACTGAACGTATCTATAGAACGATCATGGGCCCTAAAGGCAAGATGATTATTGGCGGTGGTATCTTAGCTGGTATGGTTCAAGCTATGATGATGGCCGCTGCAGGATACGATGAAGATGATCCACCAGAGTTTGTTCGTGAAAAGAACTTTATTATTCCATTACCTGATGGTACATACATTACAGTGCCATATCCATTAGGCTTTAACATATTACCTAACTCAGGCCGTATTGTAATGGACTTTATGTTACATGGTGGACGTGATCCAGCTAAGCACGCAGTATCTTTATTGTCGTCCGCTATGAATTCATTTAACCCATTAGGTAGCACAGGTTTCTCTATGCAAACAATCATGCCTACAGTGCTTGATCCTATCGCAGCATTAGCTGAGAACAGAGATGCGTTTGGTAGACCTATTGCTCGCAAAGATCGTGCCACTGCACCTACGCCAGGTTATACAAGATCAAGAGATACTTCTACTGAAATCAGTAAAGGACTATCATATTTCCTTAACCTAGCTTCAGGTGGATCTAAATACCAAAAAGGTTATATCAGTCCTACTGCAGATGAAATTGATTTCCTTGCAGGTCAAGTAGGTGGTGGTTTATATCGTGAGGTGACTAAAGCTGGTAAAGCTGTTAGCTCTGTATTTACAGGTGAAGAAGTGCCTTCATACCAAAGACCAGTTGTAGGTCGTTTTGTAGGTGAAACAGGATCACAAGCTGCGATAGCTCAAACATTCTATCAAAACATTACTCGCATGACTGACCACGAGAATGAAGTTAAAGGCCGTAAAAAGAACCAAGAGAATGTAGAATCTTATTTAAAAGAATATCCAGAAGCTAGATTGTGGAGAAGAGCTAATACTATTGAAAATGAGATCAATGAGCTTAATAAGAAGAAACGTTTATTTATAGAAAAAGGATTCCCTAAAGAACGTATTCAAGCTATTGATGCTAAGAAGGCATTAAAAATGCAAAAGTTTAATGAACAGGTTAAGGCTGCACGTCCCGAATAATCTCTGATATTGTCACTTCGCAGTACCCGTCCTTAGCAACTTCCATCCTTGTTACACACAACTTGTCTATTTGAGAATCATTCTCATATACACTAGCGTGTTCAAGGGCATCTAACAAAGGCTTTAAAATGTTGTCTACATCCCTCTTTCTGTTGTCGGGAGGGTACAGGTATACCTCCATGTGCAATCGTTCGTTTAAGACCCCTTGGCGTGCGTTTAAAGAGCATAAAAACACGGCTTCTCTAAACTCTTTTCCCTTCTTTCCGAGAAATTTCTTAGATCCGAGTTGGCCCCAGTAATGATTTACGGTAGGAGGATAGGGTAATTTTAGTTTTATTGTTTTCATATCGTGTATTATAACAGATGAATTAATATGGGTACAACCTATTGACATATATTTTATACTATGCCACTATGTTGTTTCATTATATACGAGGGTATGTGTAATGCAAGTTCTCACAGCAGTTATTCAAGCTATATGTCTTTTGTTAGGTTATTCTGACAAACACGATGCATTTATGAAAGATTGCCTTACTCGTCATAATCAAACCGAATGTCAACAATTATGGAGTCAACAATGAAAAGATTTTTAGTATTAGCTGAAGTAGAAATGGAAGATACTCAATATCATGATCTTAACAAGAAAGGTATTGAGCAAACAGATTTTATCAACTCAGTCTTAGCAGATCATGGTCGTGATCGTGGTTTAAAGATTAAGATGCGTTGCATTGAAACTGAATATCATTTACTTGATGATGTATGTAAAGCAGCTGACACAATTGCAACTGACAAAGCTTTTGATGAATTAGAAGAAGCTATGTTAAAAGTGAATATGTGTGCAGGAGGTAATTGTGAAGCGTAATCATATAAAAGCATTTCCACGTACAAACGACTGCAACCAACTAGGCATGGATCTTCGTGATTATTTTGCAGCCCATGCTATGAAAGAAATGTTTGATGCGGGATGGATAGACTCTGGAATGATTGAAGAGGTTGATTTAGATAACTTAGCAAAATGGTCTTATATAATGGCAGATGTAATGTTAAAGGCTAGAGATGAAAATAACCAATCAGTTTAACTTACCTAAACCATTTGAGAATATAGCTAAGAATCCTAGCTACTCAAAAGGTAAGGCTCATATATCTGCAACAAGCTTACTTAATAGTCCTAAGATTGTTACGCTATTAAAGAAGTATGATGATGAGTTAGAGCAAGATGTATCAGATATGATCTGGTCTATCTTTGGTTCAGCAGTTCATAACGTACTTGAAAAAGGTGCTGATGAACATAACTTAGTGGAACAAAGGTTTTTTGCTGAAATAGATGGTTGGCATATCTCTGGTGCTATTGATCTTCAAGTGGTAGATCCTGATGGCATTCATATTAAAGACTACAAGACTACATCTGTTTGGGCGGTGATGAATGATAAGCCTGAATGGGAACAGCAACTTAATATCTATGCATGGTTAGTTTACAAGAATAAACAAGTGCCTATTAAATCATTACAGATTGTTGGCATCTTAAAAGATTGGAGTAAACGTGAGGCTGAACGTAAGCCTGAGTATCCACAAAAGAATGTAGCTATTGTAGATATTCCGCTATGGACATTTGAAGAACAAGAAGCTTTTGTAAGAGGCCGTATTGCTAAACATAGTGCATCTGAATTTGCTATGGAAACAAATGGTGACCTGCCAGACTGCACGCCACAAGAGATGTGGGAAAAGCCACCTGTATGGGCAGTGATTAAAGTAGGTAATACAAGAGCCAAGTCTCTACATGAAACAGCAGAGTTAGCTGATGCTGCGCTACAAGAATTAGGTAAAGGTTATGAAGTGCAAGTTAGAAAAGGTGATAGAACAAGATGCAAGGAGTATTGTTTAGTAAATAAATGGTGCAAGCAATACGCAGACTACTTAAAGGATCAAGCATGACCAAAGAACAATCAGATGGGTCTACAGCAAGCTATTATGAATTACCCAGCGGTGCTACTGAATTACAAGAATTAATTAGTGCTAAGAATATGAATGCACAGATTGGTGAGATATTTAGAGCTTGTTATAGATATGGACAAGTAGCTCATAGTCCAGAGATAAGAGATATAAAGAAGATTTTATTCTATGCGAAAGCTGAATTAGAACGATTAAATAAACTAGAAAAGGAAAATGTATGAGTGTATATAGAAAACTACAGGAGGCTAGGTTAGAACTTCAATCTACCTCACTAAAGAAGTCTGGCAAGAATAAGTTTGCTAACTTTGAATATTTTGAACTAGGTGATTTCTTACCTACTATTCAGAATATATTTTTGAAACATGGACTATGTGGAGCGATTACTTTCTACACTGATATTGCCATATTGACTATTGTTGATACTGACAAACCAGAAGATAAGATTGAATTTAAGAGCCCTATGTCCACAGCTGAGTTAAAAGGATGTCACGCCATTCAAAATCTTGGGGCTGTGCAGACTTACTTGAGGCGGTATCTTTGGGTGGCAGCTATGGAGATCGTTGAACACGATTCTCTTGATGCTGTGACAGGAAAAGATGAGCCAAAAAAAGCTAAACCTACAGTTGAAAGTCCACGCATTGTAGGTGACAAAGGCGAGTGGCAAATAGATGCACCAGCTGACCCATTAGGTCAAGACGTTAAGGGTTGGTTGGAATTAATTAGGAATGCAACATATATGTTTTTAGATATGTGTAACAAACCTGAGGATGTGTTAATGATATTTAAGAAAAACAAAGTATTATTTGACACGGTTAAATTAACTGACCCATCATTCTTTTCAGACATGATGACTAAGTTTACAGAAGTAAAAACAAAACTAGAAAAGGAAGCAGTATGAATATAAAACTTGAATTAACTCAAGAAGAAACAGGATTCTTAATGGGAGTTTTAGCAGAACTACCTACTAAGACAGGTGCATGGACTTTAATTCAAAAAATTAAAGAACAAGCAGAACCACAAGTACCACAAACAACTAAAGAGGAGATATTAAATGGCTGAGCAAAGACCAAATAGCGGAACGCTAGGAAAGAACAGATACAAAGAAGGTAAAGAAAATAGACCTGATCTTACAGGCAACATTCATGTTGATCGTAATCTATTAATTGATTTACTTACTAAACATAAAGATAAGCCTCTTATTCAGTTAAGACTATCTGCATGGAACAAACAAAACAATGACACAGGCGAAGGCTTTTTAGGTATTGCAGTATCAGAACCTACACCTCCGAAGCAAGAAGCTGGTAAGAATCCTTGGGAGTAACCATGGAAACCATTCAGTTTGAAGGTGTTAAGGTTGCCCTTAAACAAGATAAAACTGGATACGTATTAACATTATCTATGCATCCTGACGATATCCCTGAAACACTACTCAGGGATTTTGTTGGGGCTAGATATCAAGTTGTTATGGTAAGGTTAGATAACCACGAAACTCCGATTGATCGTCAAGAAGAGTTTGCTGCTGATCGTGCTATAAGGATTTCTGGTATGTTATGTCGTGATCCAAAGTTTTGGGAATTCCTTTACTCAAGAAGTGATATCTCTACTAAAGATTATGAATCTGCAACTCAATGGTTAAGATTCTATTTAGATTTAGAATCAAGATCTCAACTTAAAACTAACATTGAAGCTCAAAATAAACTTGATGCTTTATACAGGGAATATATTGCATGGAAACCGATAAGCTAATACCGTATTCAGTTTACCTGCCAAGTGATTTACATAAGAAATTAAAAGCACTGGCTCGTGACCGTAAAGCTTCTGAACTTATTCGCAATGCAATACAGATGATTATTGATGGCAATACTGCATACAATAGCGGATACAACAAAGCTTTAAAAGACACTATAAAAGTGATTAACAATAATGAAAGTGCTATCACTATATCAGTGCATGGTATCTTAATTGCTGACAACTTAATCTCTGATATTAAAACATTGGAGGTAAGCAAATGAAGCTAACTAAAAAACAACAAGTTGAGATTATAGAAGCAAGGCTTGTGTTAAGTATGCTTAGATTTCATTCTAATTTACCTTGGATTGTTAGAAAGCTATTTAGCAAACAAGCATTAGATTGGTATGAGAAAGGCAAAGATGATGCGTTAGCTGATTACAATTGGCTTAAAGCTAAATTGAAGAGGATGGAGAAGATTAAATGACAGACAAAGAACAACTAGAAGCTGTCTATGCTGGCATGGCTATGATGGGTTATCTTATTCGTGGCACACCCATACATAAGATCCCTGAAGAAGCTAAGGCTATGGCTAAAGCTATGATGGAAGATGAGGTGAGCGTTGGCCTTCCTCCGATCAAACGCAGAGCCAAGAAATGAATGAGAAAAGATATTGCTCATCATGTCTTTCATTCAAGCCAGCATCCACAGGTAAATTAGTCTATACTGCAAGTAAACATATTAAACGATTCAAATGTGCTGTATGTTTAAGTAAAATGGTCAAACCAAATAAGGACTTATATGTTTCAAGAACTCATAAAGATAGCTGAAGAAGTATATACATTAGACAAACAACTTGGCATTCGCTTAGGTAAATGTCTAGAATCTTTAGGTAAAAAGATTACTGAACACAACGCAGAAACCAAAGCTACTAATGCTAAGATTCGTAAACTAGAAGGTAAGATTAAGTCTTTTGAATCTGCTATGCGTAGGAGAATGCACTAATGGAAAACTATAAACAATGGATGGAACAGAAGCTTACATCTGAAGATATGGAGAAGCTTCCTAAGGTAGTTAAGCCGCTTACAAGAGAAAAGATTATAGATATACTTAAAGAAAATCAGTGGGATGTTGATGAGCCAGATGATCTTATTCAGTTTGCAAGATTCATAGAAGAAGCTCATGGCATTGTATAGGAATAAGAAGTTATTAGAAGTAGTAAGAGAATCTCCATGCCAAGTTTGCGGTATTGAAGATGGTACAGTAGTCGCAGCACACTCTAATCAATCCAGAGATGGTAAATCTATATCCATGAAGAGTTCTGATTATCGCATAGCCGCAATGTGTTACAAATGCCATGCCAATCTAGATCAAGGAAGTAAGATGACTAGAGAAGAAAGAGTAGAAATGTGGGAAGATGCCCACAGAAGAACAATAGGTTGGTTATTCGAAAAAGAACACTTGGAGGTTAAATGATAGTTGACACTTTAATATTAATTCTAGTAGGATGGGTAGCAATTCTTACCTATAAGCTTGTTCGATATGAAAAAGATATGGCATTATATCAAGCTAGAATATTACAACTTATGGCTAGAACTAATATGCTTAAAAGAGAAGGCCGTCCCATGACTAAAAAAGAAGCTATTAAGATTGCCGATGAAATGTTTGATATTGTAGAAGGAAAAGATGATGAAAGCTGATGCATGGTTGTTACAAGAGTTCGATGAAAAAGGCAATATTGTCTGGTCATCTATCATGCCTATAAGGCCAAAAGAGCTGTCTTGGTTTAAAGACCTGCCTAGCAAGAAACATAATATTGTCCTGACTCCTCTGTATGCAGATCATACCCAAGCAGAAAAGTTTAGCGGTGTGAAGTCCTACAAAGAGTCCACACAGCGTTTGATAGAAGCCAATCAAGGACTATAAATGACCACCCGTCTTATCAACGATTATACAGTTAAGGTAACGTATGATATGTTGAGAAAGATGCCCCCATTCAATGACTGGAAACTTCCAGCCCCACACAAAATTATTTTTGAAACAAACACTGATCCAACTATCTGCGGTGAGTTTGATGTAGAGCCAATGATTATGAGGATTAGCACGCACCACCAAGAAACCTATGTCAACATGATGAGAACCGTTGCACATGAAATGGTTCATCTAAAGCTTTACTTAGATGGTAAAACACATTATGATAAGCATGATCAAACATTTAGGAAATTGATGTTTCAATTCAATGCTTTATACGGGTTTGATAGGAAAGAATTATAAACTTACGAGGGAAACCATGAAATATAAATCAGTATTAGTTATATCAGATCTACATATTCCGTACCACCACCCAGATGCTTTTGCTTTTCTCACCGCACTCAAAAAACAATACAAGCCAGACCATGTAGTCAACATAGGTGATGAATTAGATATGCACGCTATGTCTATGCATGATAGCGATCCAGACTTATACTCTGCTGGTCATGAGTTGGCTGCCTCTATATCTTATATTCAGAAGCTTGAAAAGATATTTCCTAAGATGACTATCGTTCACTCTAATCATTCATCTATGTTATTTAGACGTGCATTAAAACATGGTGTGCCTAAAGGTTACCTTAAACATTACAATGATTATCTTGGTGTAGGTAATGGTTGGCAGTGGGTTGATGATCACACAATTACTTTGTCAGATGGTTCACGTTGTTTCTTTACTCACGGATTATCTGCTGACGTTCTTAAAGTAGCCATGCAGTATGGTATGAATACGGTTCAGGGCCACTATCATACGAAGTTCAGCATTGGCTACTACTCTAATCCAGATGCACTAGTCTGGGGTATGCAAGTTGGTTGTTTAATCAATCAGAAGTCTATGGCATTCCAATATGCTAAAAACTTTAAGACTAGATTCATTGTAGGTTGTGGCATGATCATCAATGGTCAGCCTAAACTCATGCCTATGATGCTTAATGCAAATGGTAAATGGATTGGTAAACTTTTGTAGGAGATATTATGCATTACATAATGATAGTAATCATGTTTGGCAATATGTCTGTTGAAACCTATAGTGTAGAATTTGATTCACAACTTACTTGTGAGAATGCAAAAACCGCTATAATAGAAAAGTATGATAATGTTAAACGACCAGGGATTACCCCTGTCATTATGTGTTTAAGGAAATAGTATGGCAAGTGAAGCAGGAAAAGGCAGTAAACAAAGACCCACTAATAGAGAAGCCTATGACGAGGCATATGATCGTATATGGGGCAAGAAGAAGAATCAATCCTATAAAGATAAACCATACAAAGATGGCGTAGCTTATGATTCAGATTCAGAAATGCTTCGTGATATTAGATATGATGTAAAGTATATACCAGACGATCACTATGAAGAGTGAGGTTCAGTCGCCTTGCATTAAAGTTTGTAAGCTGGAAAACAATCACTGCGTAGGCTGTGGTAGATCTAAGCATGACATTACTTATTGGAATGAATACAGTAATGAGAAGAAGTTCCAGATAGTAAGAAAACTTAAGAAGAAAAAAAGATGAACAAATTAGACCCTATCGTTCACGGAATAGTCATTGCCGCCATGATGTATGGAATGTATGGTGTCATTAAACTATTCATAATGATGTATCAATACTTCTAATTACCAAAACATAGTTAATACGCCATTCAAGCGTATCAAATGTCCTTGTAATGTAATCCTGTATTCCCCATTCACATAAGTTTTTAATCCAGCAATCCTATGTAGCATAGTGCCATCATGGCCTATAAATTCTTTCTCTTCATAGGCTATATGTTTCTGTTTCCCATCTTCAATATAATCCAACCCACCCCCACCGCTTGGCATTTTGATTGCTACGGTGAATGCATAGGGATCAACTGATCCTAAGTCTAATGTAAGATGCGGGTAGTCTTGATGCCAAAGACCTGCATGGTTAAGCAGGAATGGACTTGACATAAAGATGTGGAAGGAAGGTATTGCTAGGCGATCACTGATTGCAATAGGCTCACCGAACTGATTCGATAAGTGATCAATAATGATACCATATAAGCTATCAAATTCTTTTAAAAGTATTGGGTTTAGAGTCTTGATTTCCTCATGGTAAGCTGGGGTCTTGCCATCTAGGTAAGAGCACCTTCCAAGAGTGTAGAACGGGAATTCATCTGATCTTGATATCCAGTGATGTTGCAGTCTAAAGACTTTATCGGCTATATCATCAACATCTATATCAAGTTTATGGCGTACAAAAGGGGACATAAGTCCCCTATTATACTACTAATAGCAATCTGTTACGATAACCATTACTTGTTCATTACGTACATAGTTACTTCAAAGCCAAATCTCATTTCAGTAGCTGCTGGTTTTGTCCACATAATATTCTCCTATATGTTTATATTTTGCTATTTTGTATACACGTTATTGTGTATATGTTTATATTATGCCCATTTATATACATATCCATCAGTAAAACCATGAATCCAGCCTAATACTATATAACATTTAGTTATATACAAGTATTTCTATATAATTTTTACAAATATGTTGACAGGAATAGTCAGGTTTGCTATAGTTTCGTTGTGAGTCCCTTTCCTCACGGCTTTTCTTTATCTACTCTCTCTGATAAAGTCTCGGTGTCCCTCGCACCTTAAAACCCTTAGGCTGATCACCTAGGGGTTTTTCTTTTGTACCTCTTGCTTTTTTAATCCAATAGGTGTAAATTTATAAATGAGAGATTAGAGAAGAAAAGTTGATGATGTATTTCTACGTCATTATCTTTCTATACTCAATCTATCCGTACTCCAAACGTTATCAGTGCACCTACATGGGTGGCTTGGAACGAAACATAGGCCTTGTTTACACCCGCAAGCGAGCCTCGTGAACTTAAATGGGTATCACACAAGATGCATAGGACTGGGGTGACTTGCCTACTATGCACCGATTGAACATTAACTCTGTGTAGGATTGGTATTGAGTGTGCTTCTGTTGCTCTCTATGGATCAAAGGTGATACTTCTCACCCTAGGCGGAGCTATGTCTAAAAACAATGAAAGGATCATATGAGTTTTGAGAAAAGAAAACAAGATGGCTTTTTAACTAAGAAGCTTGCAGAAGAATTAAAGTTGTATCATACTACTCCTGAGGAACTAGATCCCGTTAGAAAGATGGCAATAGATTATCTGCTCTCTGATAGCTGGAAGAATTACAAAACATATAAGGGAATCCCACAATGAACTTCACACACGCAGTAGTAGATGATGGCGATATCATCAGAAAATATCGTTGGTCAAAACGAGAAGCTAAATGGTATAAAGATACGCACCCTGATATAGATGTGATAGAGTTACCTAAAGAACCAAAGGAAGTATTTAACATTAACGATTACGAGGAAGCACCATACTAATGAGCGAAGTCTATCATAAAAAATATTTAACGACTGAACAGGTCATAGCAATCAAGAAGGCATTAAAGACCATGCCTATTCCAAAAGTAGCTAAAGAATTTAATCTTAACAAACACAATGTAAGAAATATCTATCTTGGTATTTCATATAGAAACGTGGGTGAGTAACATGGCTGAGACAAAGAAAACAATCATAGTTGAAAATGTTTTAGTTAAGGGGTATATTAAACACGCTAATGGAAAAAAGACTTTGTTTGAATTTAACAAACAAGACTTTAACCCAAAAGCATTCGAGAAAATATTTGAGGAAGTGGGGAATAAATTTTAATGTATACCGCAATTGATGACAGGAAGATGGCCAATAAAATATTGTTTTATATTGTAGGATGTCCAAATGCTACGATAGATGACATCATTAATAATTGCCATACTAACTACCGCAGATTAAAGAAGTTAGAAGCAGAGGGATATATCGTATTACCAAAACCAACAGCGAGAGGACAAAGAAATAAGCAATACTATGAGGACAAAGCCATTCAATCAAGCGGTGCATGATGCTTGTGATCCGCCAGCAAGGGAAGCAGTAAGTAAGTATATCAAAGCCACATGGGGAATGAATGCGTGGCACAATCCTAATCAGTATGCAGTTGATCTCATTATCGAAAAAGATAAAGAGTTAATCGGCTATGCTGAAATTGAAATGAGAGATTGGGATCATTGTCCCTTCAAAACAATCCATATACCCAAGCGAAAAGATAAACTATTCAACAACGATAAGAAGACTATTTATTTTGTTGTGTCAAGAGGTATGGAACGTGCATGGTATATAGATTCACAAGTGATTAAAGATTCAGCAGTCGCTGAGATACCTAACAAAGCAGTAAGTCAAGGGGAATATTTTTACGATGTTCCTACATACCTATTCACTGAAGTAAATTTGTAGCATAGAATTATAAATGAGAGACAAGCCACAATATACAGATTTAGAACATAGGATATTAGAGTTATCTGATGTCATTGATATGTTAAATGAAGAGAACATTAAGCTCAAAGATATTGTTGCCTCTCACCAATGGAATGCAACAGAGTTTGAACAAGATTATATATTGCATGAGATCACTCAACTCAGAAAAGATATAGCAGTGCTAGAGAAGAGCGAAGCAAGTGCAATAGCAAGTAGAGATATGTTTCAAAATAGAAATGCAGAATTACTAAAACAATTAGCGTATTACAAGAGGCTTCACAAAGCCTAGCCCACGCCAGAGGGAATCTGGAAGTTAAAGGATAATAATGTTAGAACTAAGAGAACACCAAAAGGGTGTTATTGATGCATTGCGTCAAGGATTTAAAGATGGTCATAGGGCTCAACTACTCTACGCACCCACAGGATTTGGAAAGACAGAGGTAGCTATCTACTTGATGGAAGCTACAAGAAAGAAAGATAACCGATCAGGCATGATCTTAGATCGTATAGTCTTAGTAGATCAAACATCACAACGACTAGAGAAGTATAATATTTTTCATGGCGTTCACCAAGCTGACCATTGGAAATATAATACATCAGAACTCATTCAAATATGCTCTTCTCAAACATTAGAGCGCAGACAAGACTTTCCAAAGATGGACTTGTTGATTATAGATGAATGTCATATTGCAAGAAGACAGATCACAGAACTGATTAAGAAGAACCCAAAGCTCAGAGTGATTGGACTTACCGCTACACCCTTCACAAAAGGACTTGGTGATATCTATACCAATGTTGTATGCGGATCAACGACACAATCCCTCGTGATTAATAAATGGTTAGCCCCTCTCAAAGTTTATATTGCCAAAGAAATTGACATGAAGGGCGCTAAAAAGATTGCGGGTGAATGGTCTCCTGATGTTGTTACAGAACGAGGCATGAGAATAACAGGGGATATTGTTCAGGAATGGATTAAAAAGACCCATGAGATATTCGGCAGGCCACGCAAGACCATAGTCTTTTGCGCTGGAGTAGCACATGGTCAAGACTTGGTTAAGCAGTTTGCCGAGAAGGGATACAATTTTGTATCTATCTCATATAAAGAAACAAGCGAATTCAAGAAGGAGGTGATCGAGAACTTTAGCAAGCCCGATACAGACATTCATGGATTAATTGCTACTGATATTTTAACTCGTGGCTTTGATGTCCCTGATGTAATGATCGGAGTATCCGCTAGGCCATTCAGTAAATCCCTATCCTCACATATTCAACAGATGGGTAGGGTGATGCGCCCTTCGCCTGATAAAGAGTTTGCCTTATGGTTAGACCACTCAGGTAATTATGTCCGCTTCCGTAATGAATGGGAAGAAGTCTATCAAGAAGGTGTTAAAGACTTAGACCCTAGCAAGATAGAACACGCACATAAAGAACCCACAGAACGAGAAAAGAAAGAAGCTAAGTGTCCCGCTTGCTCTGCGTTATGGGAACATGGATCAGAGGAATGTTATGCTTGCGGTTATGTCAGGAAGAAAAAACAATTCGGATCAATAGCGGGTGAGATGCACGAACTAGGTATGAATGGTCGTGATAAGCTAGAGAACCGCCAACAATTCTTCTCTGAGTTGTTATACGTTGCTAAGAATAAGAATTATAGTCCTAATTGGGCAAGCCATAAGTATAGGGAAAAGTATGGTGTATGGCCTAGAGATTTAGTATATCGAACTGACACCCCATCTATTGCTACTATGAATTGGATCAAACATAGAATGATCGCTTATAGTAAAGCTAATAAAAAAGATAGGAAGGTAGCATGAGGTTCGAAGATTTTGCAAGGATACATGGTCTCATCGTTGATCGTGTGATCCCACATAGACAAGTTAGAACACCCACAGAAGATAAACCAAGAAGTAAAAACGGATCGTATAAGTTCTTAGGCCATGTTGGTTTTGTAATTAATTGGGCTACGATGGAAGAGCCAGCAATTTGGTTTTCTGATGATAAAACCGCCTCAGTCGAGGTGTTTAAAAAGAGTTCAATCGATCACACTAAAGAGCGTGAACGTCTAGCTAAGAAAGCAAGTGAGAAAGCGGGTTGGATACTACACCAATGCAAACAAGAAAACCACCCATACCTAGCATCTAAAGGATTTCCTAATGAGTTAGGTAATGTATGGACTAAAGATAATGAACGCATATTAGTTATACCCATGCGGATCGACAAAAGACTCGTTGGTTGTCAACTCATCGATGACAAGGGGGTCAAGAAGTTCCTGTATGGTCAGACTACTAAGGGGGCAACCCTCACCATGAACGCAAAAGGGTATCCCATCTTCTGTGAGGGGTATGCGACTGCCCTTAGCATCAGAGAAGCCATGATCGCTAACAATGTCAAGTATTCGATCCACGTTTGCTTTAGTGCATCTAACATGAAGTTCGTAGCAGGGCAATTCCCCTATGGACTCATCGTTGCCGACAACGATCACTCCCATGTTGGTGAGACTACCGCTAGGAAAACAGGCAAGCCTTATTGGATTTCGCCCGCAATCTCCGAAGATTTTAATGATTTTCATAAACGAGTAGGCCTCTTTAAAGCCTCTCAATCCCTTAAAAAGAAGTTAATAGAGATAGGTAGCTTGGTGTTCTAAACTACCTATTATAGATCAATAAAAGTAAAGATTATTGACTTGCGCTAACAAAGGTTTCTTAAATACATTCTTGCTTGGGTGTATTCTATGGTCATGGAAAAACTGAGAATGCCCAACAGGATTGTAAGTATATCCTTTTTGTTTTGTTAGAAATTTAACTGCCTGTAATTTATAAGTTAGTAATTGAATTTGAGTAGGCTCTTTGGCCTTTCCTTGTTGGATCAAGGATATATACTCGAATTGCTTTGGCTCGTAAACTACATCACACACTCGGCTAATCGTCTTGGCTCGGTTCATAACGACATTATAAACTGCCATCTGATTATCAAAGTTAGCACCCGCTTCACCGAATAATACAAGGGCTAAGCAAGTGCTTGCTAGTTCTAGTTCTACCATAAATAGTCCTCTTTGTTATTATGGAACGCACAGATTATCAGTATTATCAAGGCTTTCAAAGCATACATGGTCATCAATGTATGCTAAAATAAGCCTTACGGGCTATCCCTTTACCTCAACAACCCTGAAATCTTCAGCGTCAGGAACGTCTTCCATCTCACCATTCCTAACTGCTTTACGCATCTGTTTAAAGAAATACTTTAAATCTTCCTCTGCGTCTTCCTCTGTATCATAAGTAGTTGGTATTGTATTTCCATGCTCATCTTCATGAGACCAAGTATTAGTCCAACCACCACATAAACAAAACTCTTGAATTTCATAGCGCATCATCTTCCTCCTCATCTACCATAAAATTAATTGATCTAATACCCTCAAATATCTGCATAACCTCGTAATCAATATCTAATTTATCTAATGCTTCAAAAAGTTCTTTTGGTGTCATATATCCCCCTAGTTAGTTAAGGCTTCATGTTTCAAAGCCATGTTGTCAATACAATTATTCATTCTTCTATCTGCTTCAATAGCTATGCTAACCATAAGATCAATGTAGTCATCACCCTCAACGCCCTCAATCTCATCTGCATCTTGCATAGCTTCTAATACGCTTTTATATATTGCTAATGCTCTGTTGTTCATAGCTTTTCCTCCGTATATACATCTTTATATTTAGCGGTAATAACTAACATCTCATGTCTTGGGTCAGCTTCGCATACTTTACATATCTCAACCCATACATCTTCATGGTGAAAGTCATCAGGGTATAGCTTTAAATGAAAAAATTCACTCATGTTATTCCTCCACATCATCTATTGTAAAATTATCGTAATCACAAGGCTCTAATTGAGTTGCCATGTCATAAAACTTCTGAATAGCTT